TTAAATATAACAGGCTCATTTCCATCATACTGTTGATATAAGTTTTTAAGTGTAAGTAACTGATTTTCTGCGCATGTGATTAAGATAGGAGTTTTCTGTGCTTTTATATTAATATCAATTGTCCTATCTATTTCATATAGTTTTAAAGCATACAGTTCTATATCAAGCATACTAGGGGTGTGAATTAAATTGTTAAATATTAAAACACTATCTTCATTTGTTAAATTCATCTGATAACCGTTTGTGGCATATGCCATTCTATACTTTGGTATTCTATAGACGGTTAACTCACCACCTATCGTAGATTCCAATGCTAAATACCCCATAACGTCATCTCTGAAAAAACATGCATAACCTTTACAGCACAATACTAGCTCTAAAAATCTACTATCTACGCTAGGTGGTAAATTGTTCCACTTAAACCGCGATATAGCTATAGATAATAGACGCTCATAATACATGATAAAGGTTTGATTATTTCTTTTTCTACTCTCCCAAAAGTTTCTATTTCTACCCATATAAGCTCCTTAAAATGGTGCGCTATTATCTAGCGAGTAGTTACCCACTTCATCAGCATTTCTCCAAAAAGTTATTCCACGTTCATAAATTCTTTTTATTAAAGATAAGTCTGAAGATGGGCAATGTCCATTTATATTACAATTTTTTACTTCGACGTAGTTCCAGTGTGGCCGACCAGATATTCTAGGAACTTTTACTTCATTTGTGGCATATCCGAACATGTCAAAATATGAATCAATTTTTCTAGCATATTCAGCATTAATAGACATATTGTAGCACCAAAAGTCAAGTGCACCTCTAGCATACATGGCATTTCCACTGATAGATCCTTGTATGGCAAGTCCTCTGCTAGATTCCGCAATTGCTGAAGCAGTTTGTTTAGAGAGTGATCCAGCAGTATGCACCGCGGCCATAGTTGAAGTTATATTTTTTTTCTCTTGATTATTCACATCACCTAAGTAGTTCATTAGGTTGAGTCCATCATTAGATGGCCCATTTATAGCCATTTGTAATAGTTGACCTGTCACAATATTAGTGATCATATTTATTCCAAAAACACCAACGTTTTGAGCTACCCATGCTTTGTAAGAATCAATTGCGTAGGGACATTGTGGAAAACCGTCTATAACCAAACATTCATTATATCCGTTTGTTGAACCTTTATAATTTTTAGGTTGTAGTAAAACACTAGGGTTGCAACTAACTTCACCAGACAATTCAAATGTAACCAACATATTATTTTTTGTTTCGTCAAAAAATTCATACCTATAAGTTGCAGTTGCGCCCATTGAATTATTAACCAAAACAAAACAATAAGGATATGTCAACAACTTTTTATTTCTAGGCGTATATCCGTCTAAATTTGATGGTCTTCTGCTATGCTCATAATTTTTAACAACCGATGTATTAAAGGGAGTCATATCAAAAAATTCTTTTGAAGCCATGAATATGCATACAATACCATCTTTTTGATTCTTTTCGGTTACTGTATCAATGTCGTTGTTTAACCTGTTCACACCGTCTTCTGTGATATCATACCCATAATATTCTATTCCTTGATATATACCGCACATCATACCTCTTGCTCCGCCTGACACTACTCCGGCAGATAGAGCCATGATTATAATATGACTCTGGCTTAATCCTGCTTTAGATGTGTAATTGCACACATACTCTCCAATAGGAAGACTCTCTCCCTGTAAATTATCGCCGGGTTTATCTGTTAATGGATGTTCACGAACAACAAACGACTCTTTCAATGTGCAATGGAAAAACCATGTCTGCATTACATCAATTTCATAATAGATATATGTGCAAGCATTATTTACATATTGTACATTTGTAATAAAAGCGTAAAACCATGTATTATCATATGCTGTGTTTTGAAACATCATATAGTTACAATTATATACATCGCCCGGATTAACGTCTATTCTTAATACACCATCATCTATTCTTTGATAAGATAGTTCGGTAAAATTGAGTTTAGTTTTACCTAGAAAGAAATTAATCTGTTGTGACATACTTTCAAAGTATAGCGTGTTTTTATATGTATTATCAAGTGGTATATCATATAATAATCTTAGTTGCGTATTTGGTGTTATATACATATGAACTCTTTTCTAAGGTAGAGGGCTTTCGCCCTCATTCCTTATGATATTGTGATTGTACAGGTTCCGGATTTATTCGTATCGTATGTGCTAGTAGCTGTAATAGTAACTGAGCCGCTTGCCCCAGTTCCAATTGTTACAAGTCCGTTAGAATTTACTGTCACGTTTTCCGAACTGCTAGACCAGGTAACAGTTTTAGGAGCAAAGTTTGTGCTAACAACTTCAGCGCTTAGCTGTATAGTTGAACCTACAGAGCCACTAGCCGTTGAAGGCTCTACTGTTACGCTAGTGATAGTCGGCGCACCTGGGACGAATGCGACAGCATTATGGAACGGAGAAATAGAAAATGTTTTCCAGGTATGGTACCAATAATTCCAGTAAAGCCCTTCCCCGTTGTACTGCTCTGTAAAGTTGTAAAAGTTATCAAAGATCATAAAGAAATATCTATCGACCATTATAGCCGGAATATTGTCCAACGCCTGTAAATCATCTTCTGATATTTCTGTGTAATTAGGGTCTTCAGCGAACAGTAATTTAAGGCGCGCATTGTCAAGGTTTCCAAAGCTATCCACAAGAACACGTCTACCCATAAATTCAGCTTTATCCATGTTAAAAGCGGAAGCTAAAACTTCAACATCCATGGTGGCATCAAATTTTGCATTAATCAGTATATACTGATCTGATTTATTAGTGTATGTCTCTACTCCATTATAGTTATATTTATTGCTCAAAAACTCTAACGAATTTGAAACACCTTTAATAGTTGCTACGATAGATTTCATGTTATCAGTTGAAACTGTATCGATCTGATTTGCATAAATGTTTCCGGCAATCAAATGTTTGGCAAGAAGATATTTCATCGTTATGAATTCATCATAATTTGCTCCTGTGTACATGGCATCTACAATTCTAGCAATTAAATCAGTGATTCCATTCCAGCTCAAAAATGCCTGGCGAAGCTGATCGTTGGAAATAGTTGCCTTATAGAATTTGGTATAATTCATCACATGAAAAGCCGCTCTTACGTCTGGAATTTCCCTCTTGAAAATTGTGGTTTCCGCTCTTTCCTGATTGAACTCGAACGGCTTCGCAATATTCACGAAAATTTCTTCGATGGTTTCACCAAACTCAAGCATTCCCTGTTTCATAAATGCCCACGGATTGCGATATAACTTAGATGTTACAAGTACCATACCTATTCTATTTACAAGAGCAGATAAAAATTCATTCTGCAAGGCTGGATACTGCATGATAATGGCTCCAATTTCTCTTACAGAATCAAGTGAGCCTTCTGCGTAGGGAACCATATCCTGATAGTTAGGGCTTGCGTTAGCTCTAAGCGTATTTAAAATTTCTACTGAATTAGCATTAAGCGTTTTTACCTGAGGTTTAGTCGGCATAATTATTAACCCTCTCTTTCTTCAAATAATTCTTCATAAGTTCTTTTCTTACCATCGTCTGAAACATTTTCTTTTTGTTCCTCTACAACTCTTTCCGGCGTTGTGATTGCATCGGCTGAAGCATTAAAGCGTTCCATATACCGTCTTCTCCATTCATCATCATTCTCTCGATATCTGGATTCCCAATCAACGCTGGCTCTACTCTCCCAATCTCTCAACGTGTCTGTAACATCTTCTACTAACTGAATAGCATCATCTGAGATATCATCACCGATACGCCTTCTAACGATATCCAATAATTCTTCTGTGGTTCTTATAGCCATATCCTTTATTTCTCCTTTCATTTTTTAAATACATGAACAGTAATTTTGACTCTTGTATTTGAGGTGGTTGCGGTTGTTCGCCTCCGCCCGCATTTAGATCAAAAATATCATCACCTGTTACTAAAGCGTTTAAAGCTTTATCCCTTTGTGAGATAGGTGTGCCGGGCAGCCATCTTCCAGCGTCTCCGTCACCGTAAGTATCATATGTATAATTTATGATATCGACAGGTGACATATTTGCACAATTTGCATATTTTCTAGCCGCTGTTATTGCCCCGCTACGGATAGCCATGGAAAACAGTGAACCTAATACTACTGCACCTTTATCCTTAATATCATAATTATAATTGTTAGTAATATAATCAATAGCTGGCTGTAAGTATTGTTCTATAGCTACGGCGTTTTGTGCCGCTAGAAAATCCGCTGTATAATTAATTGCATAATTCGCAAATAATGAATGTAGGATGTTGTTATTTACTAGCTGAGTATTTCCAGCCCCCAATGATATGAATGGCGTAAACCCGTTAAACTGTGGGTAATTATTGACACAATACTCCAGGAAGGGCACTAATCCATATCTATAGTCAAACTGATATGCTCCATAAGCTCTCCCTCTGTCGCCCATTACTGCGAGAGATTGCGTACTGCCGTAAGGGAATCCAGATTCATTTGGAACCCACCCCATCCAAACGTTGTAACTATTTGCGGGCAGTGCTCCGTTTCCATATTTATATACATACGTATATGATGCGGGATCGCTTGCATACGTATTGATGGACACTTGTTGATCTAACGGATATGTGTCAGTATGGGCACCCATGGTTATTCTATTTTGATAGACCATTTCAGTGTGTCCACGTCTCCAGACTATATCACCAGCATTCCATTCAACGCTTGCCGGGTGCTGTGTAAAACCTGCGCCTATTAGATAATCTGGTTCACTGGCCGTTGTGAACCACGGATTTGTCTGAAAAAAGTTTCCTACTGTTAAGCCTTCAGACATTAGACTAGAGCAATCATAATATTTAATCCCATTTACAATTTGCCCTTGTCTGTAAGCTTGACTATATCCAACATTTGGCGCATTGCATTGTCTTATTACCCAATTATAAGCGGCGGTTATATCTGGCATTATTTTACATACACCTCACCATTGTATACACCTGCTACCCACCCTGACGGACATCTTAACCAAATATCTTTTCCAACTTTTTTAATCTCTAAAGCTGTAATTACTGTTCCAGAGTCTAAGCATCCGTTTTTATCCTTGTCATGCCTTCGCCCATCTACTGTTAATTCATCGTGTGTTTTAGCCCTGAACATAATTCCGGCACCTGTTCTAACGCACATATTATATTGTAGTGTGTAGTCATAACCCTCATTATAGGTATAACCTGTATTTGTGTTTTGCTCAGAGTATCTCAAATGATAATCCCACGGGTGACTATAATAGGAGCGGATACAAAATTCTTTACCAGTCTGATCGCCAGATTGTCTTCCAATAATATTGCCGTTTTCATCGATTGAAGCGTGTACAATATTATCAGCATCAACGCACATTACAACATGAGAACCTACAGCAAGAAAAATATCCCCACGCTTTCTAGTGGTATTAATTGGTATAGATTTAAACCCAACATTAATAAGCTGATTATATAAATTTCTAGTGGTGGAAAATTTAGATACGTTAAACCCACCTACTATGAGTGATTCAGATATAGATGACGAACAGTCATAATCTGGGCCGTATCTGTTGACCTGTGAATATCCGTGTTTATCATCGTTGGCTAAGTCAACCATATGCTGTACAGTTTTTTCAATGTCACCCATGCTATACCTCCTTGTTGATTAAGTCCATCTTGTCACATAATTTCTGAATAACCAAAGTGTTATTATTTAATGCTTCTGTTATTCCAGACATTTCAGAAATATGCTGATCGTTTATTTCCTTTATCTGCTGTCTTTGCTTGTCGTTAGAATCTTTTATGTACCATACTAATATAATACACATGACAATCGGAAAACCTAATGATGAAATCACGCTTGCTATACCGTTCCAGTCCATAAATGGCTCCTTTCTTTGATCTATATTATTAATTATATCATAAGTATTGCATAATTACAAGATGTATGTTATAATTAATTAAAAGAATATTCATATATTTATTAAGGATGTGTTACAAAAATGTTACAAAAGTATTACGATGGAACAAAGCTTTTGTCAATGAAAGATATAAACGGTAAGAGACCTGAGCTTTTCATAACAACGGGAAATCGTTCATCAGGTAAAACTACTTATTACGGACGATATTTTATGAATAGATTTTTCAAGAATAAAGAAAAATTTGGGTTAATATATCGATATAATTATGAGTTAGATGATTGTTCAGACAAATTTTATAAGGACTTATCTAATTTATTTTTTCCTGGTACTACCATGAAATCTGAAAGAAAAGCTGGCGGAATTTTTCATGAGCTTTTTGTTGATGAGGTTAGTTGCGGTTATGCTCTTTCTTTGAATAGTTCGGATCAAATTAAAAAATACAGTCACTTATTATCTGACATAACGAAACTATTATTTGATGAATTTCAAAGTGAAACTAACCACTACTGTTCAGATGAAATAAGAAAATTTATATCGTTACACACTTCAATTGCACGTGGTAATGGTGAGCAAGTTAAATATGTTCCCGTATATATGCTTTCTAATGCAGTAACAATCATCAATCCGTATTATGTTGAAATGGGTATAACAGATCGGTTGAAAAATGAAACTAAATTTTTAAGGGGCGATGGTTATGTGCTTGAACAAAGTTTTCTTGAAAGTGTTTCGGAAGCTCAAAAAGCCAGCGGATTCAACAGGGCTTTTAGTAATAACAGTTACGTTGCTTATTCTTCTGAAAATGTTTATCTCAATGACAATACATCTTTTATAGAAAAGCCTGAAGGCACGTCAAATTATTTGTGTACTATTCGGTACAATGGAAATGATTATGGTGTGAGAGAGTACGCTACAGAAGGTGTTATATATTGCGATTCAAGAGCAGACAGTCAGTTTAAATTAAAGATTGCTGTTACTACAGAAGATCATAATATTAATTATATAATGCTTAAAAGGTGTGGATTTTTGATTAATACCCTTAGATATTATTTTGAAAAAGGGTGCTTTAGATTTAAAGACCTTAGATGCAAAGAAGCGATATTGAAAACATTATCATATTGATATCTAAGACCGCCAGCGTATATGTATATAGTAGGGAGACACGTTTTAAAGGTAACGCCTATTATACATCAATGTCGGATGCTTATACGCACCGGTTATTAAGATATAATAAGAGAGGGAGTTAATCCCTCTCTTTAATGTTATGAAAATGCGTCATAAAAATTTCTTTCCATGGTTTTATATTTATTTTCCAATACTTCATATGTCTCTTTTAAGTGTATAATATATTCCTTTATTGTCTCGAGTTGTCTCGATAATACATCTTCGGCAACTATTTTATCATATAAATTATCCATAAATTGAGTATAAATATTTTGCATTGGAACAACAGAATACATAACTTCAGGCCACGGTTTAAGCATAAATTGTTTTGCTATTACTCTTATACAATCCCTCAAAACTTCCACAGTATTTTCTATTTCTTCTATACATTTTATCTCACCATCGTTATTGTTTTTTTCATCTTTCTCACTCAATTCATTATTTTTTACTAACCCATGATATAAGTCTTTGATTATATCTATAAATTCGTCAACGGTATTAGCTTCGTATTCAATTTGAAATAACATTATTCTACCTCATTTCATATGTTGTTTCCTTCAATATAGTTCCACCCTTAATTCTTTTCGCAACTAATTTACCCTCTAATTCTAACCCAACCTTAAAATCTGTCAGCTTGTATTCACCGCTTTCTATTTTTTCAATAAAAATCTCTTTACAGCTTTCGGGGATTCCAGCGCCTTTCATGTCATAATACGGCTTGTCAAGCTTTATCTGATTCTCATGTGTGACATGCTCAATGTATGTTTTCTGCCTGGTAAATATTGCTTCGTCCCAAAATGATTCTAGTTTCCAGTGACAAAATTTAGATTTATGCACAGGTATGTCTACTAATTGTTCAGGTTTCATGTCATCACAGTGTAAACTATCAGTGTCAGCATATGCAAAACCTGGCTTGTCTGCTCCATGAAAGTTTTTTTGAGCCGCCCTTATTGTAAAATTTCTTGCGTATGACGTTATAGCTGATCCACATGGTATATATCCGGGTTGTTTCTTATTTTCTTTAATCGGCTTA